ATGTGATAGTGTGGTAAGCGTAGGGTTACAACCTTATATAGAACAATCATATATTAGTGCAGCTACTTGCTTATTAAGTTTAACAAGTGCAATAATAACATCAATAGAGTTATATTTGGGTATTGAAAATACAATGGTTAATGAGGAAAGCATAGCCAGAGATTATTATATATTGGGGATAAATCTTTTTAAGATGTTAAGTTTACATAAAGAAAATAGAAAGATAAACGGCATTGACTTTTTAGAGCAGGTGTCGTCAAATTACAATAGGTTAATAGAAAAATCCGGTTTAACAAAACGAAAACTTATTGATAAGCTAATGCCTCTACAAAATACTTACAAATTAGACTTAGTATCAGAAGAGGGCGATTTTAATTTGTAAAATAAAAATTGTTACATTCAACAATGATTTTATATTTATTGTTTTGTTATTACTAACAAATAAGTTATTTAAATTTTTTACAAAACTTTGTAAAAACTGTATTAACAAAAAATGCACGAAAAGGAAAATTAATAAAAAATTGAAGTTGAATTATAATACTTAACATGATAATACTTAACACGTATTATAACTTAATATAATAACTAAATTAATAACTTAAATAATTAATACAAATGGATACCACTTATAATGAAATTTATAAAACATATAAAGAATATGAAAGAGAATATAACAAAAAAACTAAGGAATATAAAGAAATAACTAAGCAATATAACAAAAAAACAAAGGAATATGAAAAAATAATAGCTCATTATAACAAAAAAACAAAAGAATTTGAAGACATACTTATCGATAATGACAACAAAGATAAGCACTGTTTTGATATGATAAATCAAAATTATGTAATGATAAAAACATGTAATATAAAACCCGGTTGTAAAGAAAAACAAAAAGAATATAATAAAAGAACAGACGAGTGCGATGAACTGCTAAAAGAACGACAAAAATGCCATAAAAAATGTGAAAAAATTAAAAAGGAATATTACATACATTTAGAAGAATATAATGATATTATTGAACGCCGCCATCAAGACTATAAACAATATGAAAAACATAGTTTAGATTATAATAGTTTCGTTCAAATATATAATTCAATCCCTAAACCAATATTAACAACATCAATGGAATATTTAACCCGTAATTATACAAGCAATGAGATGCAATTACACCAAAACCAATTATGTGATTAAGTTTATACATAATTATAACGTGTATAAACTTAATTTAAAACTATGTTAAAATAAACTAGACTAAAACTTAAAATCAATAACTATTGGATAATGGTCTGAATCCCATTTACCGCAATATTCTTTGTATCCATGATAAAAATATATGTTAATAATTTGTTTGTCTATTTTAGAAGTAACTAACACATGGTCGATCATTGAATAATCCATTTGAGAATTTGTATTACAGTTGTTATCTGAATCCCACCAATCGCTATATCTGTCTGGTTGGCTAACTCTATAAGCAACATTGGTTAATGTATATAATCCTTTTTTTTGTCCGTCTAAACCTTTCATAATATCCAGAACACGCGACACAGGTTTGTCTGAATTCATATCCAAAACCTCAGCATCATAATCATTCATATCTCCAAGCAAAATAATTTCATATCCCCTTTGAATATATGAACTAACAATATTTTGCAGAACTTGGGCCTGTCCTTCTCGTTGGACACATCTCGATGGTTCAGTTGGTATTGCTAATAGATGCGCCCCTATCATAGCTATATTCATTCCTCCAAAATTAAATTCGGTAATATAATGTTTTGATACTCCAGTATTTCCTGTAGCGCTGGTTGGTCCGCATTTGGTTCCAACAATTGGATAAGCAATTTTCTCTTCACTGCGATATAAATTTACAAGAGGGTCAATACGTGTTAACATGCCAACATTTTGTCCGGTTCCAGTATCAGTACCTTTTTTTAAATATGGATTATATACAGGGTCTAATTGGTCCTTCAATATATTTAATTCATCGCATCCTTCAACCTCACATAAGTTAATAATATCTGGTTGTAAATCATTTATTACATTTGCAACATATGACAAATGAGTTTGGGCGTCTAAAACAGAATGCCAAGAGCACCCGTTACCCGGGCAATCCATTGAAGCAAAATAATCAATAAATAACCATTCTACATTATATTGTACTAATCGCAATGAACTCTTATCTTTTCTTCTATCACCAAAAGAAGATACGACCGGGCATTCAGTGTCTCCTTTTATGAAGGAACTAAAATAAAGACACGCCGACAAAAACAACGATAAAAAACTAGCTGGGCTCATTATTATTATATAATAAAATATATTTATATTATAATAAAATAATCATTAGTAATATTTATTATTAGTATTCAAGTAAAGCAATATTTAATAATTGACTTGGCTTATACTTCAGTATATCTAGTTCTTTTTTAGTTGTAGGAAATAATTTGTTACCATAAATATCTTGCATTAATAACCATTCAAACATCCCGCCAGTATAAACAAAAATATTGTAAAATCCTAAAGATATTAATTGTTGATATTTTTTCTGTATACTATCATCATTACAATTTTTTCCGTAAATAATTATTCTTAAACTTTTATTTTCCTTTATATATTTATTTATAATTATATCTTCTTCTTCAGCAAGAGTTGTATTAATAATTAGACACTTTTGTTCGGACGTTGGCAATGTATTAATTATTAAATATATTTCAGAATTTTTAATAACATTTTGCATATCTTCATAATTTATTTTTTTCATAGATTGTGTATTACCCATATTTATTTATGTTAGTAATTTTTAAATAATATAATACCTTATAGTAATTTATAATATTTTTGTAAAATCTCCATTGTAAAAATGAAATGATAAAAATCCCAGCAATCCAATAATAACATCAACTAACAAATATATCCAAGCCGACTTATTGCCCTTAATTGAATTAAACGCAAATAATAAATATAATAAGCCGTGTATTGGTCTTAATTCATTCCACCATATGGTGTCTCCAAAAACTTCAGGTCCTGTTGTCCTAGTTCCAGTAAAATAAATATAAAAAAATCCAATAGCAGGTAACACCTCTAAATATCCCATATATTTTAAGTGTGTTATATCAATATTTTTTGCAATATAAACTAACAAAAATCTAAAACCTATACAACCAATTAAAAATAATAAAAAACGTTTTTGTATTGTATTCATTTATAGAATAAATAAATATAATAAATATTATAATTAATGTTATAATTAATGTTATAATTAATGTTATCTTAAACATTTTTGGTTGGTTGTTCGTTTTAGTTAAATTGAACTATAATTTCGACCTTTTCCTTTTTAATGCTCTTAGTGGCCGAAATAGATAATTCTTCACGTTTTTTCCTGGTCTTAGAATTGTCAACAAACTCATTTCTTTTAGAGGTGCTATTACGACTATTCATATCAGTTTCAATAGTATTATAGTGTTGTTCAATATATTCAATTACCTTATTTTCAAGAGCCCACTTAAAAAAATTCAATTGGCCGATGGTAGTTTCAATAAATTTACCATTGGTATAAGGGATACTAATGCGTTCCCAACGACAAAACGGATCAAACCGTTTTTTACTATAAGCCTTTAATTTAAGTTTATAATCATCATAAACTTTAAAACGCCTACAACTGTTTTCCAAACTTGGTTCAATATCATATAATGTATAATATTTTTTAGCATAATTAGTAGCAAACCAATCAACGATGCGAAGAGATATTTTAGAGTCGCCTGAAATTATTTTAAGCATTTTATCTAAATTGTTATTAGGGTCATAACAACCATTTTTTTCAGTTGTATAAAAATGTATTAAATTCTTTAATAATAAATCATTTTGTGTTGTATAACTTGTTTTGTTCATTATTGTTTTTTCAAGAAATTTGTTTAAGTAGTTTTTATATTAATGTTAAATTTATAAATTTTAATATCTCAAGTAATATTATTATGCATTCTTTTATAGATACATATTTTGGTCCTCTGCCAAGAGAATATTGCGTTTACTTTTATGCCTTATCAATTATATTTGGTGTAATATTTGTTTCCAGTGCCATTTCTATATTATACTTTATAATTATGCATTTTAAGAAAGTTGATGTAATTTTTGTTTTAAACGCATTGTTGTTATTATTTAATACATTTTTGGCATATATAGCGAATAGATTGCTTCATACTATGTGTGTAAAAAGTATATAAATTAATTAATTAAAATGTAATAATGATGATATATTTTGTTAGTTTATTATATAATAAATTGTAACTATTATATGATATAATTATACTGTATCATTATCTTTAGCTCTTCCCTGGGTTGTATTAATTGGTTTCAAAAACATATTATGGGCTACTATATCATTAACGTAACTGGTTTGTAAAAATGGATTTACTCCTCGCTGTGAAATCATTTCGCGATCTGCCATTTTCGTGTCAATCACTTCACGCCGTGTTCCGCCCGACATTTGATTTTGTGAAAAATCTGTATTTTGATTAAAAAATGGTTCATCTGCTAAAGATTGAGTTATTGCATTTTTTTGAGAATCATATTCACAATTATGTTCTGTATTTGTATTTGTATTTGTATTTGTATTTGTATTTGTATTTGTATTTGTATTTGTATTTGTATTTGTATTTGTATCATCTTTTTTTTCAAGTCTAGCACTTTTATAATATGGTTCGCCTATGCTCCATTTCCAAGTATTCATTACTATACTATTTTTTTAAATAATTCATTTATAAACTTACTGTTTGACCTTCTTTTATAATTACCATGTTCTTAGTAAACATAAAGGCATCTTTGTTAGTTCTTCTTCGTTTTAAATTACATTCTAAACAAGCAATTAATAAATTGCCACTATTATGTCCTATATCATTGTTGATTCTGTCAAGCGACCATTGTTTCATTTCTCTTACTATTTCATATAATATATATACTTCTTGAGAACAATATTTACATTTCAGTTCGCATTCAACTAACAAATTAATTACTTCTTCAAACTTGACTAAACTAGTTTCATTTAATTTTTTCTTTAAAATATCTTGTTGTCTATAACTACATATTTTCATTTTTATATGTGATGTTATTAATGATGTATATTTATTTTTATCATATGCTTTATTTTGTATATCTTGTAAAATATTAAATTGAGTTTCTCGAGATAATTGTGCTTCATTTAACCCCCATGTTTTCGTTTCAACCTTCATTTTTCTTTCCTTTTCACAATTTATCTTTCTACTATTAATGTTTTTATTTTTTGGGGTCTCTTCAATAATTATTTTTTTTGTATTATTAATTTCATTATTTGTATTATTAATTTCATTATTTGTATTATTAATTTCATTATTTGTATTATTAATTTCATTATTTGTATTATTCATTATTTATATGAACTATATACATAAATAATACTTTATAATAAACCCAATATACTCATTTTTCTAACTTCGTAATGAATTTGTAAACTCCATTTTACACCTTTGGACATTTAAAACGCCGATTTTGCGTTAAAAAAATACAAAAATGTAAAATCAATATTGATGGTCTTACTTTTTCTTCTTCTCTTTGGTTGGCGAAGAAGTGAAAGACGAAATATGATTTTGAAATTCTGTTGGTCTTGTTTGTTTCTCTATCCAACATTTCGTTAATTTCAAAATATTTATTGAGGAATTTGCGTCCCTTGTTCTAAATACGATTTTTTTGTTTTCGCAACTCACGCAATTAGAACAAACCAATAGGCGAAATACCTTTTTGTTTTCTTTATCTTTGTAATAGTCTAAATCTTTATGACAATCACAACATTTTTTACTTGTATTACATTCATTTATGGTTATTGTATCATATTTTTTATGTATTAGTTTCCTTAATCCTTTATTCATTGTAGGCATAAAAAATTTCATTTGAGTATCTCTACTCCAATTTCCATAACCGATTAATAGATTTTCTCCAAATGTTTCTTTTATTTTATTTAAGAATGTGTCAATACTTTTTTTACCATAACTATATTGACGAAATTTCATTTTTCTCCATGTATCTCTTTTGTAAAAATCAGTTGTTTCTTTGTTTAATTTATTATTCTCAACAAGATACATTCTAAATTTTTCATAATCAACTGATTTACTATTTTGAAAGGATAATTGTGTTTCTTTTTCAATAATACCATTTTTCTTTCTTTCATATAATAAAATTCGTTGATTACATTTTGCTTTACTTTCTCGTTTTCTTTGTGGTGCTGTGTATTGTAGTTTATTACCTTTATTATCCATCATATAAACCAAACTTCTTTTTCCAGGGTCGCAACCAATAATAGTTCTATCTTTTAGTGTTTCCAATTGTTCTTTGGATAAATCCTCAATATTATAAAAATCTTGTTCTTCCAATACAGGAACTTTTGCACCCCATTTTTTATCTTTCAAATCTTTTCTAATAAATAATAAACAACAACTTATTCCGTCAGTTTGTATTTGGTTATGAAATTGATAATATTTATTTTTGAATATTTTGTGATTTAAATTTAACAAATTACTCCATACTTCATTTTGATTATCTTTTACATTACTTAATAATTCTCCTTTCTTAATTTTATTACCTTCTTTATCCTTGTTAGGACAAAATAAATTAATAATACAAGCAGTATCTAAAATGATGTGTTTTGGTATAATATTATTTCGTAATGGTAAGGGTTGGAATAATTTATTTTCTTGTTTTTCCAATACATCATTCATATATATCATCCCTTTCAAATATTCAAATGGTCTAACCTTAACATCATAATAAACCGATTTTTTTACATTTTGAGGAATAATATTTTGTAAATGTGTGTCTTTCCAGTTATTAAATAATTCATCTGTATTTGTTAATTCCATAAGGTTCTTTTTGAATTGAAATAATATTGTTTTATCTTCTGTAATATCAGATGTAGTTTTATTGATAAATCGTAATAAATGTTGAATGAAATGCTCTTGAATATTATTAGATAAAGATGTATGAATTTGTGTTGCTAAATAAGGTAATAAAAAGGTTGTATTCTTCAAATTAGTTTTTTCGTGATTGAGTAAGGGTTGATATTCAGTTTTGTAAAATTCTTCTAATGTTTCTAAAAGTTCTGTATCTTTGCATTTTTTACCTCTATTATCACGAGTTCCTAATGTCTTGATACAATAAGAAATAAATGTATCGTTTAATTCAGGCAAGGGTTTATTATTGGAATAACAATACAGAACATATAGCCGAATAAATTGATAAGTATGTATCACTAAATCATTCATTTCAAAAACCAAGTTATTTATAACAGGTTGCATTGTATCACGATTAAGTAAAATCGTTTTCAAAGGAATTTTTAGGGTTTTATAGGCAGATTTTTCAGTATTCCTAAAATCTTGGAAAACTTCCTTTTTCTTTTTTCCCATTTATATATTTACTAAATATTTTATTTTTAAATATTTTTACGAAAATAATATTTAATTAAAAAATTGAATAATTTTGATTTTACTAAATATATTTAAATATTAATTATATATAAAATAATATGGAAAGCAAATTTTATTGTGAAAAGTGTAATTATAGAACTGATATTGCTTCTTGTTATAAACAACATTTAGAAACTACATTACATAAAACAGGTAAAAGAAAAGAAAGATGTGATAAAACACTTTATAAGTGTAATAAGTGCGGTTTTGAGAATTATAATAAGAACAATTATTTAAATCATATTCTTAACAATCATTCAACAAAGGAAGAACGAAAAGAAAATTTTAAATATTATTGTGAATGTTGTGATTTTGGTGTATTTGTAAAATCTATGATGGATACACATTTGAATACAAACAAACATCAATTAAAATTTAATGATAGTCAACATATAAATATTTAATTTGTTAAATAATTTAAAAATAAAATATTTAGCAAATATATAAATGAGTTTTTTATTAGATAATAAAAAAATTGAATTAGATTATATGACTGATAAGAATAATATAGTCTGTAATATTGAAATGGATTTAACCAAATTATCAAAAACTGAACTTTTATTGAAGTGTGAAGAAAATGGAATTAAAAAATGTAAATCAAAAAATAAAGAAGAATTAATTGCTTTACTTGAAAATAAACCTGTTGAAAAAAAAAAGATTGAACTAATAATTGAAGATGATGAAGAAGAAATTAAGAATGAAGATATAACACAACAAGATTTAGAAATAAATAAAATATATAATGAAGATTGTGTTATTGGAATGAAAAAGATTAAAAGTGAAAGTGTAGATATTATAATTTGTGACCCTCCATATAATATTGGAAAGGATTTTGGAAATAATAGTGATAAACAAAAGATGGATGATTATTTATTATGGTGTGATAATTGGATTGCTGAATGTTTAAGAATACTTAAACCACAAGGGACTTTATATATATACGGATTTAGTGAAATTCTTGCTTTTATAAGAACACGTATAACTTGTAGTGTGAGATGGTTAGTATGGCATTATACTAATAAAGTAACCCCATCACTAAATTTTTGGCAAAGAACACATGAAAGCATTTTATGTTGTTATAAAGAAAAACCAATATTTAATCGTGATGACGTTAGAGAACCTTATACAGAAACATTTCTAAAAAATGCTGCAGGAAAAGTTAGAAAACCAACAGTAGGTAGATTTAGTAATGGTGATAAAGAAACAACATATACTGCTCACGAAGGAGGAGCATTACCAAGAGATGTTATAAAAATTCCAGCATTAGCAGGTGGAGCAGGAAAAAAAGAACGAGTTGATCATCCAACCCAAAAACCATTAAATTTATGTGATACTTTAATAAAAGCATCTTTAAATAAAACTTCTAATACATTATTAGTAGTTCCTTTTGTTGGTTCAGGTTCTGAGTGTGTTTCAGCAAAAAAAAATAACGTTAATTTTATTGGTTTTGAAATTAATGGTGATTATATTAATACAGCAAATGAAAGATTAGATGATATTGACAATAATTAAATATTAGTTAATTTATCAAGTAAATCAATATAATTGTATTTTGGTTTATTTTCTACGACAGCAGATGCTACAATAAACTTTTTTATTTCTTCTGTCATCTCAATATGTATCCATAATTGAGATGACATACTAAATGTGATTGACATTTTACACCCATTAATTTCATTTGTATTCCATCCAACTTGTGCATCTTTATTTTTTCCTCTTTTTCCAATTGTAGGTTCCCAAGCATATGAAGAAGGGTCTAAAATTAAGTAATTACTTGGTATCAATAACCAATCATAACTAATATTTTCTTTATCTGTTTCATCTCTTACTATAAATGAATAATAGTCAAAATTTTTTCGTTTATTAATTTCTTCAATTATTTCTGTTGGCGTTCCACATTTTTTTTCACTACAAACCGTAGTTAATCTATAAGAACTAATATCAATACTTTTTTTATTATTGGAATATTTTGCGGATTTATTGCTAATTCTTCCTAATAAACAATTAATATCCATACCTGATGAATGACTTCCGTCACTTTTAGAATAAATATTAATTCCTAATGATGAAAATATTATAGCATTAATGTCCTCCCATATTGTTTCATTTATGGAAGACGAATTAATTAAATGATAACCTTTAACACATTTTTTAAAATTTATATCAATGAGTTCAATATTTTCACAAATATCAGTAATACTTTTAACTTCACATTTATCGTCATCTTCAATAATTAGAATTGGTTGTTTTTTTACCTTTTTTGTCTTTGAAACAGAAGAGGTAATAACTTCATTATTTAATTCAGGTTTAGTTTCCATTTTCTCTATATTGTATTATGATAAGTATTTTATTTATAAAAAGCAATTCAATTTTTTTATAAATAATTTATATGCCTAAACATAAGAGCGAAGATTTCAAAATGTCTGCTGTTGAATATTATTTAACCGAAGATGTTTCACAAGAACAAGTATGTAGAATATTTAAGTGTAGTCCAAGAAGTTTGATGCGTTGGGTTGAAAAATATGATGAAGAGGGTGCAATTAAAAGACATAATAGAAACCCAACAGCATATAAAATTAAACAAAATGAAGTTAAGTTTATACTTGATGAAATAAAAAAAGACAAAACAATTACAATGGAAGATTTATTAGCAAAAATTCAACATAAATATCCAAATTTTGATATTATAAGAAGACAATTTAGTCGGCGTTTTAAATGTCCAAAGGTGTAAAATTATAAATTAAAAATTGAAAATATATTATGCTTATAATTTATAAGCATAATACATAAACGATGAACCTTAACCCAACTAATAAATATAATAATGATAATAAATATAATGAATTTAAAAAGGTATATAATATACGCGACGATATGGGTGTTACATTAAAGCAATTATTAGAAAAATATAATTATGATATTGGACTAATAAATTACGAACCGAATGATATAATTACTGATGACCCAAACAAATTAAAGTATTATTCAATTGATTATAGAGGGACTAAATTCGGAGAAATAATTGTAGATTATTCACATCCTTATAACCCCGATAATGATACGAATGCATGGGTTGGAACTATTTGTTGTTGTCCGATTGAACGATTACTTAACCTAACTGTTAATATTTCAACTTGGAACGAATATAGTTGGGATGATAATACATTTAACGAAAAAACAATAGCAGATAAATTGTATAAAATATTAACTTATAAACCCAAATACGACCCCCAAGATGAACCCCAATACAAAAAATTATTAAAATATAAGCGGGTTAATTCATCTAATGAAAATTAATTAATACTCTTGAAAAAACTGAATTAATATTAAAAATTTATAATTGTATATAATATAATGATACACAATTTTATTACATTATGCAACTATTTAATAAGTAACACACTTGGATTTATGAGTATTAAATGTATTAACGAAGAAAAAGACGAAGAAAAAGACGAAGAAAAAGACGAAGAAAAAGACGAAGAAAAAGACGAAGAAAAAGACGAAGAAGAAAAGAAAGAAGAAGAGGAAGAACCTCACTGTAATTGTAATCTATGTTATACTTTTAGAACATGTGTATATTTTGCAACTGTGCGACTAAAAAGGTATAATAAATAAATAAGGTTTAAACATTATATTAATATTTTTTAATATATAAAGAAATAGAGTTAAACTCTATTTAGCATACTATATTATAAAAGACAATGAATAAAGAAATTCAACAAAGCGAATGCAACGAACTTAAAACATTAAAATATAAATCTATGGTACTAAATGGTGTACCTTGGCCTGAACGCAAATCATCTACTGATCTAGCTAATTTAGATATTTTTCTTGAAAATGAAAAAATCAATAATGCCAGCGAACCGTGGAGCAAACTTGATAAAACAGCTAAAATAAAAAAATTACAATCATTTGCAGAGGTATATAAAATTAATAATAATTTATCTGATGATGAATATAGCTATCTTATTATTTTTTTTAGAGATTGTTTAGATAAAAAGAAGTTACAAAGAGTAAAAGACATTAATTACAACAAAGAAACTGGCGAAATTAAAGATATACCCGCATTACATTTTAATAAACCATCAAATCACTTCACCTTAAAAAATATTGATAAACATGTTTCGACGTTACGAGGATTGGCTCCTAAGAAAAAACAAGGAACTGCTAAAAATATAAAGACTAATGACTCTGATTCAGAGAATGAGAACGAAACTTAACACCAATTACTAAAAAAATTGATTTATGTATTAATATAAAAACAAAATATATTATAATATAGAAATACAAATGAATATGACCGAACAAAATGATTTAATAGATATTACAGATCAGATTATTCCAGAAGAAGACCATTGTTTCTTTAATGATGAAGAATCATTAGAAATTTATCAAACATGTATGTCTATAATGGAAGACTTTATTACAAATAATTCTAAAATTATTTCAGAACCAGAATTTGATGAATTATTTGACGACCATATTCAAGACCTAATGCACTCACATTTTGATTTTGATATATTTTATACAGAAGAAGCAGAAGAAGAAATGGATGAAATTATTGAACATGCTAAAATCGGGTTTTTTAGAGATAACGTCCCTCGTTCTTATCCGGATACAATTATATTAAATGCTCCGGATTACGATTATATATCTAAACAATTAACTATTTTGAGAAATAAACCCCAGCCAACTCAAAGAACAAAGGAATGGTATGAATTTCGTCATAATTTAATTACTGCTTCAAATGCATATAAAGCATTTGGAAGTCAATCCACCCAAAACCAACTTATTTATGAAAAATGTCAGCCTATTAATCAAAAATTATTTATTGATGGCGATAATGATGAGACTGAAGAAATAAACGAAATTGTTATGGTAAACACAAATTCTACTTTACATTGGGGGCAAAAATATGAACCATTATCTGTTAAATATTATGAATATTTATATGATACAAAAGTAGAAGAGTTTGGATGTATTCAGCATGACAATTATTTGTTTCTGGGGGCATCACCAGACGGGATCAATGTTTCCGAAAAGTCTCCAAGATATGGTCGTATGTTGGAAATTAAAAATATTGTTAATCGTGAAATCGATGGTATCCCAAAAAAGGAATATTGGATACAAACACAGCTTCAAATGGAGGTATGCGGTCTTAATGAATGTGACTTTTTAGAAACAAAATTTACTGAATATGCCGATATGCAGTCTTATCAAAATGATACTATAACTACAGTTTATGAAGGAACTACCGTTTATGAAGGAACTACAGTTTATGAAGGAACTACAGTTTATGAAGGGCGTATAAACAATAATGTTTGTTTATCAAAGGACAATAAAATAAAAGGAGAAATAATTTACTTTCATACAAAAGAAGGCAAACCATTTTATGTATATAAACCACTAGATATAATTCATGTTTCGGATATTTTAAAATGGAGTGAATCTGTAATTGATAAATACTCTTTGGACCCATTATTTAATTATATGTTTATGAAAACTATATATTGGAAATTAGAAGAGGTTAGTTGTGTGTTAGTTTGCCGAAATCAGAAATGGTTTAATGATAATATAAAAGAATTGGAAGACCTTTGGTCCACTGTAGAAAAAGAGAGATCAAGCGGGTATGAACACCGTGCACCAAACCGTAAACAAAAAAAAGATAATGTTGTAAATTTAACAACTACACCTATTGGTAAATGTTTATTACAATTTAAAAAGGATAATATTAAAATAAATGTTGTAAAAAAGGAACTCGATATTTAGAA